TGATCAGCTGGGCCACGATGCGGGGTTGCTCGACCGCGATCACCTTGGCGCCGGGGTTGCCGGCCTCCCTGAGTACCGCGGTCATGGCCCTTGCCATGGCGTCTGCCGGTTCCTTGCAGCCCACCCTGAATGTCTCGCCGTCAGCCCTGCGAACGTAATCTGCGGAGCCGTGAGGGTCGGATATCTGCAGGACAAACATCCCGGGTTGGTCATGCGGGACTATACTTTTTTCAGAGTGCTGGCCGTGGTAGAGTTTTTCACTGTCAGGATTCTTCATTGTGTTCTCCTTGTGGTGAGGAAACAGCCCCGACTATCCGTTTCTCCGTGGGTAGCCGGGGCAACTTTTTTAGGTGGTGTGCAGATTCTTGTGCACACCTGTAAGGGTCAGCAGGACAATGAGGTTGGAGTCATCATCCAGCCCCAAATCCTCGACGCACTGGTTTCTGGCCTGAATTTCCGCCTCGAAAACCCCTTCCGGCCTGTTCTGGCCGCCGTAGGCCACCGTCAGGTAGGTTCGCATCGGCGGGGGCATGGTCTGAATCAGGACTGTGTAGGGGACAGCGTTGTTGTTTGGTACAGAAATTTCTAGGTTGATGTAGCGATTTAGGTCATAGGCCGCTACCCAGCTGGAACCGCACGACGGGCATGATTGTTTGGTATAACACGTCATCCCATCAATGTCAGGTATGTCACCATGAACGTCCCAATGGTTGCAGACCGGGCATTTTTCACCACCTAGCAATAACCATTCTGACGAGTTGTGTAGCGGGAGTTTCAGGCAGGATTCGCACACGACCATGCGTGTGATTATCTGGTTCGCGGTTTCCGGACTGTCATCGGTATCGACGTGGTAATCCCGTGCGTAACGGTGCTCCGATTCGAGAATCGGGTTGTCGCACCTGTCGCATACGGTTTCGGTGGCTGTCAGGCGCTCTTTTATCGACCTGATATCCATGTTTCGGTTTTTGCTCATTGTGGTATCTCCGGTTGTGGTGTGGATGGTCTTACCGCTTTGGCAGGTGCTTGATTAACGCTCGCAGCGCCGGCATGTCTTTGTCGTACCTGAATTTTTCGATCACAGTGCTGCCTTTTGCCTTGACCATCACCATGTCATTCTTGAATTCAAACTCCATGGCGATGATGGGCTTCAAGCCGTCCATGATGTACAGGGTTCCGCTGTTCTGGAAGTCGAAATTGACTACCAGCTCCATGCCGTTTATTTGAACCTCGGTGTCGAGGGCCTCAAGGATGTGTTCTTGCATTGATTTCATGGCATTACTCCTGTGGTTGGCGTTGCTTGTGTTGATCACCGGGGCGGCTTTCGTACTGAACAGCCCGCTTGGTTAGGTACCCAACCCCGAGCTTTGCGCCATCGGCGCGGGCCCAAAGGTGGAACTGGTTAGCCACATCCAGCAGGCGAGACTCTGCAGGGTAAAGTTCAAGCGCCTCGGCCTCCGGGCCGAGTAGCTGGTTCTTAATCTCCTGCAGGTCCCGCCAGTCGTGGATGGGTTGCTTGTCGTTTCGCTTGATGGACAGGTGGATCCACCCCGGGCAGTCGTTCTGGTCGACGGCTACCGTGTACAGGTCATTCTTGAACACGGCATCCTGTTTAAGCCGCCGCCACTGGCGCTTGGCATCGGATACCGAGCAGCCGTGGCGGTTGATCAGGTCGGAGAGGAACTGCCGCCGGGGCGGTATCCTCCGGGTTGCAGGCGCGAGGGGCTTCATAGCAGCACCTTGTAGTTTGTCAGGACGAAGTCAATGGCAGCGTCCCAGCCGGCATCGAACGCTACTTCAGACGCCTCTCTGAAACACAGCCTACCGAATCTGGGGCGATCGATAACCTCGGATCTGGCTTTGGCGCGCAGGTCCATGTCGCCATCGTTCCAGTGGCTCTCGTTGATCAGGACGGGCGTGAAGGGATCCTGTGGGGCGTCTTTGTAGGACATACGCGCACCTTCTAGGCGCGCTACACGCTGATGCAGCTGGTCGAGCTGTTCTTTGATGCTCATGTTGTCTAGCAGACTCATGGTGATTCTCCGGTGGAGGCCATCCTTGGCCGTGGCGAGGGTTAGCCGCGGGGCTTGTAGCAGTTCAGCCCGAGGATTGCATCGGTACCCGGGATCTTGGTGTTCCCCGAGGTCGTGGCAATGATGGTGGTCTTGCCAGACTTCGAGGGACCGTGGTTCTCGGACAGGTCGATCTTGAGGATCAGGGTTTTGCCGTCCAGCTCGATATCGATGTTTGTCATGGTGATTCTCCGGTTTGTGGTTTGGGATCGGCTTTCGCCGGGTACGCCCCCTCACAGGAAGAGGCGTAGCCTGCGGTCAGCTTTTCTCGGTTGCCTTGTCCACCTTGTCGCAGAACGCAGCGCACTTGTCGCAGGCCGGCACTTCCCCAAGGATGGGGTGCTGTACTGTGGTGGTGTGCAGGTTGCGACAGCCTTGGAAGTATTGGCACTCCCCGGTGACGCGGGCGCGTTCGAGCATTTCGCGGCGCTTGGTCTGATCAATCATGGCGCAACTCCTTGAGCGGTGTCGGGGTGAAATGCAGATCCAGCTCGACGCCGTTCTCGATCAGCTCTTGGATGCTGATGTAGCCGAGACTCGGGCCATACCCGATATCGGCCATGCCAAACGCCTGATGCTGGCCGGTGTCACAGGGATCCGCAGGGTCGCCCCTGTCCTTTTCGGTGATGTACCAGTCCATCCCGCCGCGGAAGTAGTGCAGGTAGGCAATAGCCTCATCGCCCTTGCCGTCCTGATCATAGGTTTTGGGCATGTCCTGAATCAGGATGGTGGTCTGGATGATCTGGTCGACGAAATGCCAGCCTTCCTCGCCCCGCAGGCCGCAGGCCAGTGCGAAACGCTCAGACTCGGGCATGAAATCCTTGAGGACGGCATTGGACAGGCTCAGGGCGGCGTCAATGTCCTCCCTCTTCGGCCGGCCGCGGCGATTGATGACCGTGCTGACGGTGGGGCTGATTCTGTTGGGTACTGCGTTCATCGTTATTCTCCTTGCCCCGGTTGCCCGGGGCGGTTGTGGTGAGGTTTACAGTTGCTCGAATTTGCCGGATCCGCGGCCGTTTTCGTAGTAGATCGAGGTAGCGCCAGCGTTCGGTGTGCCGAAATCATCCAGCGGCGCGAATAACGTCTCGTCGTCCGGGCCAAGGTAGAACCCGGAGTAGTACAGCTCGCCGTCGTCGTCGTACATCCTGAACTCTTTGGCCTTCGGGTGGCCGCTGATTTCCTCGGGGCGCATGGTGCAGCCGCGAGGACCGGTGGTGCCGGCTTCGTCCTTCTCGAAGCCGTCGGGATCCCTCTGGTGCAGGTGGTCTACTGTGATTACCCAAGCGTATGTCATGGTGGTTCTCCTGTGGTGTGGTGGCCTCCCCCATAGAGTGGGGGGGTTCCAATATATGACGTTCACATGATAAAGTAAACACTCGTTCAAAAAAATATCGAGGTTTACCATGGGTGGAATAGGCTCACACACAAAACCAAACGGCGGGTATGACGAGTGGATAACCCCACCTGAGATAGTTTCTGGCTTGGGACCTTTCGATCTTGACCCGTGCGCAGCGGTAGGGCAGCCGTTCCAAACGGCAGGGCTGCAGTACACGATCGAGGACAACGGGCTTGATCGGCCATGGACCGGGTGTGTCTGGATGAATCCGCCATACGGCAAATCCACGGGGCTGTGGCTGTCCAGACTGGCCGACCATGGTGACGGTATTGCGCTTATATTCGCCAGAACAGAAACCCGCATGTTCTTTGATTACGTCTGGCCCCGGGCAACGTCGCTGCTATTCATCGAGGGGCGGTTGCACTTCCACTATGTCGACGGTTCCCGAGCAAAGTGCAACTCCGGAGGCCCTTCCGTGCTGATTGCTTACGGGGAGCGCGCCGCCGACAGACTGGCCAACTCAAGCATACCCGGGAAGCTGGTTGTCCTTCGGGGAAGCAACGAGCCATAAGGGAGGACTCCCCGAGGGCTCGCGAGGGCTCGCGAGGATTCACCGAGCCCTCACAGAATTCATGGTGCAGCCAGCCTAACCGCCGCATAGGCCGGCATTACTGCAGGGGCGTTGAGACGGGAAGCGGGCATCGCCGCATCCTTGCTGGGTACCCTACCCGGCGCGCCCACGACCAGCTGGCGGTGTCGATTAACACCAGCAGTGCGATACGGGACCGGCGGCGTGTTGTGTCGGGGCGTAACCTCCTTAACGCTGCCGGGATCGTGCCGGGGGCGCATCGATAGCGCCCAATCTAATTTAGCCATTTCCCCCCATAGTGACCTACAGGGTGGGGGGGAGATATCGCCTCCTGCGCGTTCTCAGGAGGTCAATTTTGCGCATTACGGACATACCCACGCCGTTTTGCGCTTTTTTCTCGAAAGTGGGGCATCAGAGGAAAATGCTCATGAACATGACCAAAGGCCAGACCCCGACCAGCAAGAGCGGTGGAATGAAAGCACACCTTGGCGGTAACGGCTGCAAGCCTCGCGCCTCGCGCAGCGTCGATACCTCATTCGGCGGAAAGGCTGCCAAGCACCTGAAGCAGGAAGGTGGCAAGCAGAAAAACAAGTTCAAGGCCAGCAACTCGGTTAAGTAATCGAGCCGAACCATGGCCGTTAAGAAAAAGACCGTCGCCAAAAAGGTCCCTGCGAAGAAACCCGCAAGCACCAAGAGTGGGGCCCCAGCGAAAACGGCAGCCAAGAAGCGGAAAACGCCAGCAAAGCGCAAACCGCCGGCGAAGAAGAAACCCGCAGCAAGGAAGCCCGGTAGACCGAGCATCATGACGAAGGCGATCATCGACAGGATCTGTCGTGAAATCGTTGAGGGAAAGTCGGTCAAGAAAATCTGTGAGTCAGAGGACCTTCCGAATGTCTCGCAAGTGTATCGGTGGCTGGAAAAATCGGTCGAATTTCGCGACCAATACACGCGCGCGCGTGAGCTTCAAGCCGACTTCTGTGCTGATCGGATTGCCGAAATAGCCAGCGAGAGCCCGCCTAAGATCGGCGATGACAACCGGATCGACAACGGATACGTCCAGTGGCAGCGCCTCCGGGTGGATGCCGAGAAGTGGCGGGCGTCGAAGCTGGCCCCGAAACGCTACGGCGACAAGCCGACACAGGATGTGGACGAAACCGGCCGGGGAATCGACCAGAACTGGCGCGTGACGGTGGTTCACACGACCGCCGAGAGTTATCACGAGTCAATCAAGCACCAAAAAGAGCCCAAAAAAGGCCAGTAGGTGGGAAATCACAGCTATCCGCTCGCCGAGCGATTGTCATTTTGTGGGGAAAACAGACCATGCCGGACCTGAAATCGAAGATTCACGGTGCGAAGGAGCGCGCCGAGCGTGAAATCAAGGACCATGCCGAGCTGGTGACTGCTCAATTCCACATACGCAACGGCCTGCTGAACGATGACGGCAGCCGCGGCGTGATCATGATCAGCCCGGGGGAGCTGGCCGACGCACTGGCCTACATGGCGAGCCGGCAGTGAGCCGAGCTGTCGCAACTGTCGCACCTGTCGCTGTCGCACGGGCGCCGGGAACTGCGGAGCTGACCATCCCGGGGAAGCTGCAGCGCCTGATCGAGGTACACAAGCGGTTCAAGGTCATTCTTGGTGGCCGCGGATCCGCCAAGTCGAACTCGGTGGGTGATATCTGCCTGAAGGACGTGGCGGTGACCGGCCTGAAGGTCGGATGCTTCCGCGAGTACCAGAACACCATCGCCGACTCGGTTCATTCCTTGCTGGCAGGGGAGATTGAGCGCCTTGGGGGCGAGGGATTCGAGGTACTGGCGCAGGAAATCAACCACGCCAGCGGTGGCGGATTCCGGTTCCGCGGTCTGGCGCGCAATGCCAGCGGCGTTAAATCCATGCACGGATTCCGCCGATTCTGGATCGAAGAGGCGCAGACCATCAGCAAAGAGTCGCTGAAACTACTGACGCCTACGATGCGCGAGGAAGAGGGCGAAATCTGGATGACGGCCAACCCGCAGTCGCGGGCCGACCCGTTCTCCGAGCGGTTTATCAACCCGTTCCTGCGTGATCTGGAGAAGTATGGGTACTACGAGGATGATCTGCACCTGATCATCGTCTCGAACTACATGGACAACCCCTTCTTCCCGCCTGAGCTGGAGCAGGAGCGCCAGTGGGACGAGGAACACCTGCCATGGGCCGAGTACGAGCATATCTGGCTGGGCAAGTTCCTCGATACGGTCGAGAACGCGATCATCAGCGTCGAGTGGTTCAACTCGGCGATCGATGCGCACCTGCAGCTGGGTATCGAGCCGCAGGGCGTCAGGATCCTTGCCCACGACCCGTCGGATCTGGGCCCGGACCCCAAGGGCCTGATGTTGCGCCACGGATCAGTGATTACCGGGTGCTGGGACAACGACAAGGGCACGGCCGAGGAAGGCATGGATTGGGCCACGCAAATGGCCATCGATGAGCGCGTCGACGTGTTCCGGTGGGATTGCGACGGGCTGGGAGTCAGTCTCAAGCGCCAAGCGGCAACCCAGCTGGACGGCAAGGGTATCGATATCGACATGTTCAAGGGATCCGAGGGGGTGGACTTCCCGAACGATATCTACCAGCCGGACGGTGTGATCGACAAGCGCAACGCCAAGACCAACAAGGAAACCTTCAAGAACAAGCGCGCACAGTGGTATTGGAACCTGCGCGATCGGTTCATGAACACGCACAGGGCCGTGACCCGCAAGCTGTACATGAACCCCGAGAGCCTGATATCGATATCCAGCGAGCATATCGACCCGGGGATGATCGACCGGCTGCGTACCGAGGTCTGCCGGATCCCGAGGAGGTACAACGCCAACGGCTACATTCAGATCATGTCGAAGGTGGAAATGAAAAAGCCTCCGCTCAACATCGAATCCCCCAACCTCGCGGATTCTCTCATGATGTTGATGCCGGGACACACGCGCAATGTTACAGTCAGCACTCAGGCCCGACCGGTAGTTCGTAGGAGCATGTCGGGCTGGACCTAGTCACCACACAGGAGAGCTGACATGAGTGATATTGCCGAGGTAACCGCGCACGTCCTGAAAACCGACCCCGAGCCGTTCGAGGATGTGCTGAAAGGGCGAAAGACTTTCGAGATTCGCTACGACGACCGGGGGTACGAGGTCGGCAACGTGCTGCACCTGAGAGAAACCCGGTTCACCGGCGACGAAATGCGCAGGGATCCGGACAGATACCCGCTCGAATACACTGGCCGCGATTGCTGGGTGGGGATTATCCATATCTTGAGAGGGGGCTACGGACTTATGGGTGGCTGGATCATTGCCAGCATCACCGCGCCGTTCGACAACCCGAACCAGCTTCTTGGTGAAGAAAAGCCCCGCCCTAAAAGCGAGACGGCTTGCCAATATTGCCGGTGGTGGGGGCTGAAAGACCATGCCGTTAAGGACCTCAACGAGGCCCGGGGTGTGTGTCGGGTGAATCCTCCCGTCCTGCTGACCGACGACAGTGACCACGAGCCATGGCCGGTAACCTACGGCAACGAGTTCTGCGGCAAGTTCGAGAAGAAACCCTTTGATATCTACAAGAAGGTTTAGCCATGAGCGAGCGAACCTGTGAACAGTGCGCTTGGTGGGTGAAGCTGTCCGATGACGAAATAAGGGGAATGTTTGAGCTTTATCTCAGGACAGGAGAGGTCGGGACCTGCCGATTCAATCCTGCGATCATGATCCCGAGAACCGAGCAGGAACGCAGGTTTCCGCCGTTTCCGGTGACCAATCGCAAGGACTGGTGCCGTCAGTTCGCCCTGCGCGAGGATCTGGCCATCGAGAAGCAGAAGGAGCGAGAACGCCAGAGGATCGGTATTCGGGCGCCAACCCCGAAGCCAACCAGAGCCGGGGGTGAATGGTGATGGCCGCGTCCCTGAGCGGTTTCGTCAACTGCTACGGCGAGCCGGTTGTCATCAGCAAGCCGAGGCCGGGAACACCTGCAGGCTACGCGGCCCCGCCCGGGAGCGGTCCGGAGGGTGAAACCTGCGGGACCTGTAACCACCTGTATCGCAGGAAAATGGCGAAAACCTACCTCAAGTGCGAGCTGATGCAGGCCCGGTGGACGGGTGGCAAGGGTACCGACGTTAGGTCGAGGTCGCCGGCCTGTCTGCGCTGGGAGGGCAAGCCATGAGTACCGCCGAAGAGATAGCCAAACTCGCCGATGCGATCGACAGGGCCACGGCAGTACCGCAGGAATTAATGATCGGCCCCGACCATCCACTGCACGAGGCCGCGATGAAGTTCCACATGCGAGGCAAAGCGGATCCGGTGGCCGACAACGAGCCCCGCGGGCGCAACGGCAAGCGGGTGAGTGAGCAGACAACCGAGGAATGGCTGGCCGACTACGAGGCCGCGCTGAAAGAACAGGGGAAATTGTGACCGACGACTGCAGACTACATGGCGGTATGCTGGTCTGGTACCGCGGTCTGCAGGAGGAACAACGCAAGATCGAGGCCCGACTGGCAGCCGGTGAGCGAATCACCGAGCCAGAGCGGGCGATCGTGCGCTCGGGGATGGATGAAATGAAGGCCATGGAGCGGCTGGCAAGACTCTCACCATGCGGAAAACCCGAAAAAGAGTCTATTTAGACCCCAAATAGACCCCAATTAGCCCGTTTTTGGTGAGCATCTTCGTGACCCGTCAATTCTGTCGGGTGACGCAACCAACAGGAGAAACCATGAACAGACGCAGATTTCTGCGCCTGCTGGGCTTGTCAGCGGGCGTCGTGAGTGTTCCCGTCGTGCTGTCCGGGGTGGATGTGAAGTTCCAGACCATGCCGGTCAAGGACGGCAAGGGGGTTACAGCCGCCGACGTTGCGCGCGCCGGAAAGGTGCTGGATGAGCAGGACGTACCGAAGGAAGGTCGCAGCCTGTATACATCCCTGCAGGACAAGGCGCGCCTGCTGCGCGAGGTCGTATTCGAGGATCCGGTGCTGACCGAGTACAAGACCCTCCCGCCGGTCGAGGTATTCGAGCCGCACTGCGAATATTCCAGAGAGTGGGATACCTTCGTCATTCGAGGTCTGGCGTTCCCGAAAGGCAGTAACGGCCCCACAGATGGCCGGTATTTCACCACGAAGGTCGACGAAGAGCTTGCCGACAGGGTGCTGACCAACCCCGATGCCCGCGAGGATCTGCGCCGCGAGATCCACGAAAGCACGGCCCGGGCGCTGTATTCGCCCACCCAGCGGGCGGTTTGGAATAAGGACCTGCTGAAACAGTTCTACGACAGGGTGTCCACCCATGGCTAATGTCGAGCTGACCGATTCTGACGTGGAAGAGGCGTTCAGTAAGGCGGTGCGCGATATCGTCAACCTGAGAGACGCCCCGCTCGGAGCCAACCGTTACGGGGTGCTGCGCCACAACAGTAAGTCGCGCAAGGGCGTGATGCTGCTGACCTTCCGCACCCACGACAAGCTGGAAATCGACTTCGAGGTTGATATGTTCGAGCTCCAAGCCCACGGCCGGCGCTACGTCGAGCATGTGATCGGACTGCTGTACATGCAGATCGGCAAGGCCCGCGAGGTCCGGCAGGAAGAGACTCGAATCGAAATCATCAACCATCCCATCAACAGGCCCGAGCCCGTGCCCACAGCCACGGCAGAGGCCGTGAGCAAGGTAATCCACTGATATGGCGCTAGGATCAACCGGTCTGGTTCGAGACGACAAGACGACGGGCAAGAGTGGCCTGCTAGTCGTTAAATCCAACTCCACCCTTGCCGCAGAGAAGGCAAAGGCAGAGCAGGAGGCCAAGAACAACCAGAACACGCCCCTGCTGGTAGGTCTTGCGGCTGATCTGACGCAAAAGTGGGAAGTGGCCAAGACGGCCCGCACGTCCATCGAGCAGCGGTTACTGGACTGTCTGCGCCGCCGGCAGGGTGAGTATTCGCCCGAGAAGATGGCCAGCATCAAGGCGACCGGCGGATCCGAAGTGTTCATGATGCTGACCAGTATCAAGTGCCGCGCGGCCGAGAGCTGGATCAACGACATTCTGTTCCCGGCCGGTGACCGGTGCTGGGAGGCCGAGCCGACCCCGATTCCGGACATGGACCCCGAGATCCGGCAGGAGCTGGCACAGGCGGTAGCCCAAGAGGCCATGATGTGGATGCAGCAGAACGGCATCCAGCTTCCTCCGGAGATCGTCCAGCAGCGCATGAAGATGGCCGAAGAGGAAATCGCCACGCGGCTGGAGAAAATGTCCCGCGAGACGGCCGAGAAGATGGCGAAAAAGATCGACGACCAGTTCACCGAGGGCAAGTGGGAAGAGGCCATGCGCGAGCTGGTGAAGAACACGGTGACCTTCCCGACCGCGTTCATCAAGGGCCCGGTAGTGCGCAAGCGCAAGTCTCTCAAGTGGATGCAGGACGGTAACGGCAAGTGGATCCCGAAGGTCGCCTCCGTGCTGCGACCCGAGTATTACGCGCCCAGCCCGTTTGACCTGTATTTCTCGCCATCCTCGAAGAACGTGCAGGACGGCTACCTGTTCGAGCGCCATCGCCTGCGCCGCAAGGACATTCTGGCCATGAAGGGTGTTCCCGGGTACGACTCGGGCGCGATCGACGCGGTTCTGAGCCAGTACGGCATGGGCGGGCTGCGCAACTGGCTGACCGGTGACCAGCAGCGCGCCGAGCTGGAAGGCCGGCCGAACGAGTGGCTGGGACAGACCGATACCATCGATGCCCTTGAGTATTGGGGCAGCGCCAGCGGCCGGCATTTGCTTGATTGGGGTATGGATCCAGCCAAGGTCCCGGACCCCAACATGGAGTATGAGGTCAACTGCTGGAAGATCGGCAGCTACGTCATCAAGGCCGTGCTGAATGAATCCCCGACCGGGGAGCGTCCCTATGACCAGTGTTCGTTTGAGGATGTGCCCGGTTCGATATGGGGCAAGTCGGTTCCCGAGCTGATGGCCGACGTGCAGGACGTGTGCAACGCCGCGGCGAGGTCGCTTGTAAACAACATGGCTGTATCGTCAGGGCCACAGATTGAGGTTCACACCGACAGGCTGGCGATCGGCGAGGACATTTCCAATGTCACCCCGTTCCGGATCTGGCAGACCCTGTCAGACCCCAACGGCGGCACGAACAACCCGGCAGTGCGGTTCAACTACCCGCAGAGCATTGCCGACCAGCTGATGAAGGTCTACGAGTTCTTCTCCACGCTGGCCGACGAGTACACCAACATCCCGAAATACTCCTACGGCGACAACAAGGGCGCGCCGGGTACCGCCTCCGGGCTGTCAATGCTCATGTCGTCAGCTGCCCGGGGGATCAAGCAGGTCATCGCCAATCTGGACAACCCGATCGAGGGCACGGTGCGCCGCACCTACATCCACAACATGCTGTTTGACGAGGATGAGTCCATCAAGGGCGATCTGAGCGTCAGTGCCAAGGGTGCGCGCTCCATGGTGGCCAAAGAGCAGCAGATGGTACGCCGGCAGGAGTTCCTGCAGACCACGAACAACCCGACCGACTTGCAGATCATGGGTCTGGAAGGTCGCGCCATGCTCCTGCGCGAGGCCGTGAAGTCGTTCGAGATCAACGTCGACGACGTGATTCCCGACCGTGAGAAGCTACAGGAGCAGATGCAACAGGCCATGCAGGCCGAAATGCAGCAGCAACAGCAGGCCGCGATGCAGGGTGGACAGGCAGGACCGGCGCCGGGTGGCAGCCGCAACCTCGATCAGGCTGGAAATCCGGCTGGTGGCACCGATACCCGGTTGATTCGCCAAGCCGCCTGACGGATAGTCACCCCTCCAATCACCACAGGAGGGGAACACCATGGCAGATGATTACCTGCCTGATCGGGTGCGATACAGCCCGAAATCGCTAGAAAAGCACATCGATCGGCGCTACCTGCTGAACACGAAGAATGGACGGGTATTCCTCTGGACCCCGGTACTGTCGGTCAAGCCCGGCATGGTTTCGTGTGACGAGAACGGCACACCGACCAAGGCACTATCGCTGAAAGACCCGTATCTCAAGCACCAGACCGCCCAGCTTGCCAGCCAAATGGCCGCAGCCGGGGCAAGCAAGGATACGGTCAGCGAGTTCGGGGTGTTGCTGGATGACCTGTCACGCGACAACCGGAAGATCGAAAAACACTCGGGAGATTGGCCGCTTTTCACTGGCGTCAAGCCAGAACCCGAGTGGATGCGCGGCGCGCTCGCGCTGGCCGAGAAGGCAAAGCTGGAAATCGAGGCGCTGGCCGTCGCCGGCTACTGGCAGATATCCGGCCGGCTGAACTGGCAGGTCAAGCCCCCGAACGAGGTTTCACTGGCGTTTCAGCGCCAGCAGGCCATGGAGGCGATCGCCGGATACGACATGCGCTATTTTGGCATGGTGGTTTCAGAACAGAACAAGTTCCACATGGAACACAGCAGGTCACTTTGACAGTGGGCCCAAAAATCTAAGAGGACAGGACTATGCGTAGAGAACAGATGACGATCAACGAACTGACCGTCAACCGCGTCAAGACTCCCGAGGGCGTCGTTGTTGTGCCGGATGGCACGACCTACACCCTGCTGGAGAAGAACACCAACAAGGTCCACATCATCCCGGACCTGACCGGTGACTGCACCATTACCCTGCCAGCGGCCAAAAACGGCCTGCATTACCCGATTCAGTACGGTGGTGTCGCGGCTGACGCGCAGGACTGGACGATCATCACCCCGGAAGGCAATACCGTGTATTTCCTCGGCGGGCTTGTGCACCTTGACTCCGATGCCGGATCCGCCGGTGACGAAGTCGTGCCGATCGCGGGCGACGGCAACAGCAACAGTTCGCTGAACGTGCTGACCCCGGACGTGGGTACCCTCGTGGACCTGTGGTGTCAGGGTGGCCTGTGGTACCTGAACGGTCAGGTGGTTTCCGCCACTGTTCCTGCGTTCGCTGACCAGTAAGCCATGGACAACTTCACCCCGCTTGCCTACACCGGCAACCTGAACGCAACGACGACCATCACGACTCAGTCGTTCGCGCTCGCCGGTGGGGCCAAGAAACTGCGGTGTCGCAACCTCGACGGCACGAATTACGCGCTTGTCGGGTTCGGGGCGACGGCGGCGCTGGCCAAGACCAACGCTGCCGACGGTATGGCTGTAGCGAAAGGCGAGGTCGAGGTCTGGAATATCCCGACCTCGGCCAAGCATGTCGCTTATCTCGGCGATACCGGCACCGTGGTACTCAATTTCACGCAGGGCACCTAGAGGAACGCAACTATGGGGTTTTTCGACTACCCGAAGGAAAAAAAGGCTGACAAAAAGCCCCGGCCGGCACCTACTGGTGGCCTGTTGGGGCGCGCTACACGCGCATTTGGCGGGCGCAAGAACCGTATCGATGACGCCATCGAGGCGGCAACGGGCGGGCCTGCAAGCCGCCGTAATCGCAAGAACGACGGCGATTCCGACGACTACTGAGTGGAAACCGTCGAACAACGAAGAATCAGGTTCCTCCCGGAGCCTGATGAGAAGATGCTCGAAACCCTTGTGCGGTTACGGGCAGAAAATCCGGATGCGACCCGGAAACTTGTGGAGTGGTTGCTGCAAGGTTCCTCGTATGCGGATAACGTACTGCGCAACGCAGCAGATGTTCATGCGTTGCACAGGGCACAGGGCGCCAGCGGCACCCTGTTCCCGGTTATCGAGGTCCTCTCGGATCCCGAAACCGAGCTTGCAGACTTGCGAGCAAAGCGCGCAGGCGTGAGGTTAAACCGGTCGAATTCCGGCCGGTCCTCATTCTGAGCGACCTACTCAACCACCCTTAACCTCGAATCCCTGTCAATTCGCTTATGCGGTCCACCGCAGGAATCGCCGTGTCAGGCCTTCTGCAGGAACGCATGAATCCGTATTGAGCTGGCTCGAAGGAGGAATGTATGGCTGTACCAAAGGTAATCCAGAAGCAACTCGACGACGCCGAAGCGGCAGCTAAGGCAAAGACCACGGAAACCGAAAGCCCTTCCGATCCTGCCCCGCCCAGCGGGCTGCAGCCGGTTGATCGTGCCGGTGACCCGACCGCAGACGGCTTGCCGCCTGCAAAACCGATAGACCCCGAGGACTACAAGGCGCGGTTTGCCGTTTACAAGACGGCGACCGACAAAACCATCAGTGAGCAACGCGAGCAGATTTCCGGGCTGACAACCCAGCTGACCCAGCTGAATCAGCAGATCGAACAGCTCAGATCACAGATGGCCGACAAGCCGGCCCAGCCCTCGACGCTCGATATCGACGACGATGACCTGTCGGACGTTCCCAAAGAGATCCTCGAAAACTACGACGAGGCGTGGATCCGCGACATGAAGCGCATGAACAAGGGCCTGCTTGTGAAAGCAATCGCCCAGCTTCGCTCAGAGATAGCGGATATCAAGGGGAGCGTTACCAAGGTTACTCAGAGTGCGACCGAGTCGGCCAAGACCCGTTTCTATGCGGATCTGGATAACGACCCGGTTTTCGGTAAGGGCAAACCGTACTTTTGGGAGAAGTTTGATCCCGATCCTGCATTTCGCCAGTGGCTGTCCTCGCAGGTCGATGAAACCATCGATCAGCGTCAGTGGGGAGTGGTCCTGCAGCAGAGCATCGATGCGAACAACGCAAGCGGTGTTAAGCGCGTCTTGCAGGAATTCATGAAGCAAACAGGTCGCAGCACACCCGCGAACACCCAGCAGAACCATCAGCCGAGTGGACTCGACAACCTGATCGCGCCGGAAGCCGGTGGCGGTGGGGATGTTGGAGACGCCCAGCCCGAGACGTTCAGCCAGTCATACGTGCAGAAGTTCTACACCGACTGGAGCAAGGGCAAGTACACGGACGAGGCTGCGAAAGCAATCGAACGCCGAATCCAGCGAGGCCGCGTAGTCGAGGGGTAACCCCCGGCTAGGAATTGCCTTGAGGGAGGACGCACACACAACCAAGAGGTAATTCCTATGCTGCCAGCAGCCGCCGGTGTACCCCAGCTTTCTGGTGTCACCATCCCCAACGCCGTGTGGAGCGGCAAGTTGCTCGTGAAGTTCTACGACGCTACCTGCCTGTCCGAAATCGCCAATACCGAGTACGAGGGTGAGATTTCCTCGATGGGCGACAAGGTCATTATCCGCACCACCCCAACCATCACGATCCGCGACTACAGCAAGGGTATGCAGCTGCAGACCGAGCGGCCCGAGCCCGAGACGGTGGAACTGCCCATCGAGAAGGGCAAGTATTGGAACTTCGCTGTCGACGACGTTGACAAGTTCCAGTCCGATTACGCCTTCATGGATGACTGGACCCGGGACGCTTCCGAACAGCTGAAAATCACCATCGATACACTGGTTCTCGGTGATATCTACGCTGATGCAGACGCCAGCAATGCCGGTGCGACCGCCGGTGCGAAGTCCAGCTCCTACAACCTCGGTGCTTCCGGCGCCCCGGTCGGTCTGGACAAAACCAACGTCCTCGATTTCATCGTGGATCTTGGTTCGGTTCTCGACGAACAGAATGTTCCCGAGTCCGATCGCTGGCTGGTTCTGCCGACGTGGGCCTGCGGCATGATCAAGAAGTCCGATCTGAAAGACGCCTCCCTGACCGGAGACGGCCAGTCCACCCTGCGCAACGGGCGGATCGGCATGATCGATAACTTCACGATCTACAAGTCCAACCTGCTCGCCACCACTGCCGACGGCAGCGGCGAGACGGCCTACAACATCATCGCCGGCCAGAAATCCGGTCTGACTTTCGCCTCACAGATGCTCAATTCCGAGACTCTGCGGGCCGAGTCGACCTTTGGCCAGCTGGTGCGTGGTCTGCAGGTGTTCGGCTACAAGGTCATCAAGGGCGAGTCCATCGCCCACGGCTACGTCTACAAGGCGTAACCGGGCCTGACGGGGTGGGAAACCACCCCGTTTCACCCTTAACTTCATGAAATAGAGGATTTACTTATGGCTGATACTGCTCCTGATTTCACCGCGAATCGCAGCGGTCCGGCGGCAAGCGCCCCGGCTGTCCTGCACTTCGAGGAAATCATCGACTGCGCAGCGAACAACCTCGCCAGCGGCGAGTCTCACGCGCTGTTCGATATCCCCAAGGGCCTCGTGCACCTGTCCACCGCGGTCGAGGTTCTGACCGCCGAGGGCGGCGCGGCAACGGCCGATATCGGTGTTACCGGTACCGACGTTGACTCGCTGATCGACGGCGTCGACCTCAATGCCTCTGCCGGCACTCTCTGGCAGTCCGGCAATGCGGGCACCGCCGAGGTCAATTCCATCCTTGGTTCCGCCGCCGGCTACATCACGGCAGCCGACGTGACGTTCAGCCTGTTGGCGAACGCCGCGCTGGACACCGCCGTTTTCCGTGTGGTGTCGAAGTGGCTCGACATGCGTGGCCAACTGCCTGACCCGACCTGACTGTAAGTGGGTTGAAACCATAACGGGGCCTTTCCGGGCCCCGTTCTTTTTGGAGGTACGTTTATGAGTCTGACTCATGCAGTACAACTCGAAGGGCCGAAACCCCTGTTCCTGAAGAACACCAAGAACGGCCGGGTATTCCCTTACAACGAGATTCACGCCAAGCGCGCCGATTTCGTTCCCTGTGATGCGCAGGGTACCCCGATGCTGGATACCTTCACCCCGGATGAGCCGGTGCGCGTCAAATCAACGTGGCTGGGAAACCCCGAGAACGGTCGCCTGTTCCGCTACACCGATATTCTGGCCAAGCGCCCGGAGCTGGTGTCCATCGAAAACGAGGACAACTGGTACGAGCGTTACGGCAACCGCCCGCCGGCCACAGGACCGGTCAAGGCCCCGATCGGCGAGCTGGGCGAGAAACGCCTGAAAGAGGAAGCCGAAGAGGCCGCGCGCCTGCAGGAAGAGGAAGCCGCACAATTGAGGGCCGAAGGAGAAGGTGAGGTAGGTGGCGACCACGAGGAAACCACCAGCAAAGTGACCTGTGAGGTCAATCCCGCCCTTGTGGTACCCAGCGTCGACGGTATGCCGTCCAAGGCTGCCAAGGATCTGCTGGCAGGCTGGGCGAAAGAGCATCACGATATCAAGATCGACAAGCGCGACAGTGTCGGCAATATCGTCGAATACTGTAATCACCTGACCGTCAAGGCTGTCGACCTGACGAGTGACGCCGCCTGATGGGAACCATCCTCGCCAGCACCCTCATTGCGCAGGCATCAGAGCAGATCGAGGACAGTGACCAGATTACGTGGACCCCCTCCCAGATCCTCGGATGGCTGAATGACGGGCAGCGCATGATTGTCGAGAAGCGTCCAGACGCCAACGCCGCCATGCGCACTGTACTGCTGGCGCAGGGGAGTATGCAGACCATCAGCGGGCTTCGCCTGCTGGATGTAATCTGCAACATGGGATCGGCCGGATCCACCCCGGGGCGCGCCGTGCGCCGGGTAAGGCGCGAGGACAAGGATCTGTTCTCGCCAAACTGGCGCGCCGAAACCAAGTCCGGGACGATCAAGGAATACATGTTCGACGAGGCATCGCCGCGGGTTTTCCACGTCAGCCCGCCGGCAGCGACCAGCCCGAACACCTATCTGCGGATCCTGCAGTCTGAGGTTCCAGCGGAAATCACCAACTCGGCTAATCCGATCACGCTTGAGGATATTTGGGCTCCACACCTGATCGAGTGGATGCTGTTCCGTATGACCGAGCGCGGAGCTGAAACCAACGCGGCGACAGACCGGGCTAATTCTCACTTCCTGCGATTCTCCCGCATGTTAAAGGAGAAGCTGGAAACAGACGCGCTTTTCTCACCGAAGAATCGCGGAGCTGAAAAATGACCGACTACGAAGATTTCCTCCCGAACATCATGATCGCGGTTCCGGGGGCGGTCGAGGCTGTGGCGCTTTCCTACATATCCAGCGCCGCCATCCGGTTCTGTAATGAGTCGCTGATCTGGCAGGTCGATATCACCGCGCTGGATTCAGCCATCGACGAGGATACCTACTCGGTACAGCCATCGGACTCCACCTATGACAACGCCCGGGTAATCCTCCCCCTGTGGGTGGCCTATGACGGCAACGAGATTGCCGAGAAAACAGCCGAGTGGCTGAATCGTTTCGACGCTGGCTGGCGTGACAAGGATTCCGGTACCCCGATGTACTACATCGTGGAATCCCCGGGAACGATCCGCTTCAACCGTAAATCAGACGAGGTCATCACCGGCGCTGTCGAGGCCAAGGTAGCCATGAAACCAACGCAGGCGGCTACCAGTGTCGGTGAAATCGTCTACGAGGACTGGCGCGACGCCATCGAGGCCGGCGCGCTGGGTATGCTTCTGAACATGAAAACCAAGGACTGGTACGACGAGCGGGCCGCAAAGGGCTACATGAAAGACTTCGTCAATCAGATCCAAAGCGCAAAAGCCCGGGCCCGCATGGGCCACACCAAGAGCGCAACAACTCTCACCATCCCGTCGTGGTAACCCCTTAGAGGCCCCAAATGGCTGAACTGTTTACAAACCTCGCCAGCACCCGGCTGGCATCAGCAGTATCCGCTATCGATACCACCCTCACTGTTTTGTCAGGAGACGGAGACTCCCTGTTTCCAGACCCGAGCGGCGGTGATTTCTTCCGACTCGTCCTTTTGAACAAGACCACCGGCGAAACTGAAATTGTCGCCTGCACGTCACGATCTGCTGATGTGCTGACTGTCACCCGGGCCTATGAGGCGTCTCAGGGTAACGATGTTGCCTCTGCGAAAACCTTCAACGTCGATGATCTGATTGAGCTACGCCCAACTGCCGGGTTCTTTGGTGACCTGTCAACCCCAACCAGTTCGGCGATTCAGGCGATGGACTTCAACTACGCGGTCGATACCGGATCCGCAAACCAGTATGCGTTTGATCTGGACCCTGCAGCCGCCTCCTACGCCTCTCCTATGTTCATCCTGTTCCTGCCGGCAAACACCAATACCGGGGCCTCGACACTCAACGTCAACAGCCTTGGGGTGAAGAACATCAAGCTGCCCGATGGAACCGACCCGGCAGCCGGCGACATTGCGGCAAACTCCACATCCATGGTCGTCTACGATGATGGCGACGGGAACTTCAAGCTACTGAATCCCCGGGTACCCCTGTCATCGTCCAGTTTTGCGCAGCTGACCGCAAAGAATACGTTCACCAAGACGAACGTGTTCGCCCGCGGCACCGACATGGGCGATGGTGATATCTCCGCCGGAACGCTGACCATCCCGGACGACGGCAACTACTATGAGCTGGATTCGACCACCGCGATTACCGCGATAGCAACGATCGGTATCGGAGCGGTCATAAAGATCCGCTTCCTAGATGTGCTGACCCTGACCCATGACGGCGATTACATCGTCCTTCCGGGTGGCGCCAACATCGATACGGTAGCCGGCGACGAGGCGGAATTCGTAGAGTACGCTGTCGGTAAGTGGCGCGTGACGAGTTACTTGCGGTCATCCGGAGGCGTTGTCGGCGCACTGCCTGACGGAACCACAGCAACCACGCAGGCTGCAGGAGACAGCAGCACCAAGGTAGCAACAACCGAGTTTGTTCAGAATTCACGCCAAAAATTTGAATCTGGCGAGCTGACGTTGACAGGGACGCTGCAGACCGTTGCCCACGGGCTTGGCGCAATCCCACATGTAATTACCTGTAAGCTGATCTGTAAAACCTCGGAAGGCGGATATTCAGCTGGTGACGAGGTATTTGTTAATCCCGCACAGAATGACGAGGACGAGGGATCCGGCGCAAGGTCTGGCGGTCTTGTGATTTCTCCTGACGCATCTGATATCTACTACAGGGCCACCGCCAACAGGCTTTCGGTTATAGGCAAGGGTACCGGGTACGGAATCAACATTACCTATGGGTACTGGCGTCTCAAGATCGTGGCGATTTACTTCCCCTGATGGGTTACATACACATTAACCGGTTTCAGGGCATAGCCCCGAGAATCGCGCCCCGGAAACTCGGACCAAATCAGGCGCAGGTTGCCCGCAACGTAAACATTTTCAGTCACGAACTGAAAGCGTTGCAGAGCAATATTCAGGTTTTTACGCCCTCAAAAGAGGGCACGATCAAGTCGATTTATCCGCTCGGTGCCTATTGGATGCACTGGACTGATGATGTTGACGTGATCCGCACACCGCAGGATCTGGCGGAATCGTATGGCGATCGGGTGCACTACACAGGGCATTACAACCCGAAATCGACTGACGACACGCTGGTTCACGCAAGCCCCGGCACCGCATACCCGACCGATTACTACCGTCTCGGGGTGCCGCGACCCGATACAGCGCCGACCGTAGGGCATACCGGAGGAACAGGAACCGCCGTCGATCGCGCCTACGTTTACTCATTCATTACCGCGTGGGGAGAGGAAGGACCTCCGAGCCCGGTAGGTACACACACCGGCGTCGATGACGCCAGCTCGTGGAACCTGACAGGAATCGACGCCACCCCGCCAAACAGCGGGAACATCAGCGCGGTAACGGTTAATGCAACCACGGTAGATATCACCTTCGATACCAGCCATTTCCTAGAGGAAACCGAGTATGTGACGCTCGGCGGTACCATCGTGG